AAGTAATTTTGCACTAAAAAATATAAGCGTATGAAAGTAGAAAAATTCAAGGTGCTGCTCTACCTCAAAAAGAGCGGGTTGGACAAGTCGGGTAAAGCCCCGATGATGGGAAGAATCACGGTGAACCGCACAATGGCGCAGTTCGGATGTAAGCTGTCCTGCACACCGGAACTCTGGAACCCTCGTGAAAGCCGTCTGAACGGCAAGGGTAAGGAAGCGGTGGAAACCAATGCCAAGATTGACAAGTTGCTGCTGGCGGTGAACACGGCATTCGACAACCTTGTGGAGCGCAAGATTGATTTCGATGCCGCCGATGTGAAAGACCTTTTTCAAGGCAGCATGGAAACGCAGATGACGCTCATGAAAATGACGGACGTTGTCTGTGACGACCTCAAAGCCCGTATCGGTATTGACCGTGCGAAAGGGACTTATCCCGGCTATCACTATATGCGTCTTACACTCGGCGAGTTCATCAGACACAGGTATAAGGTCAAGGACTTGGCTTTCGGGCAATTGACGGAGCAGTTCATTCACGACTATCAGGCTTTCGCCACGGAAGAAAAAGGCTATGCGATAGATACTGTCCGCCACCATCTTGCCATCCTGAAGAAGATTTGTCGCCTTGCCTACAAGAAGGGGTATTCCGAGAAATGCCATTTCCAGCATTTCGCCCTGCCCAAGCAGTCCGAAAGGACGCCACGGGCATTGAGCCGCGAATCGTTCGAGAAAATCCGTGACGTGGAAATACCTGCTTACAGAAAATCCCACATGCTGGCACGTGACCTGTTCCTGTTCGCCTGCTACACGGGCGTATCATACGCCGATGCGGTTTCCATCACGGACGAGAACCTGTACACGGACGACAACGGGGCATTGTGGCTGAAATACCGCAGGAAGAAAAACGAACACCGCGCGAGCGTGAAGCTCCTTCCCGAAGCGTTGGCGCTGCTTGAAAAATACAAGGACAAGACAAGGGAAACCCTGTTTCCTTTGCTTCGCTGGTCAAATCTCAGGCGGCACATGAAAGCATTGGCGGCACTGGCAGGCATCAAGGATGACTTGTGCTACCATCAGGCGAGGCACAGCTTCGCTTCGCTGATTACGCTTGAAGCGGGTGTGCCGATAGAGACCATCAGCAGGATGCTGGGACACTCCGACATTTCCACGACACAGGTCTATGCCCGTGTCAGCCCAAAGAAACTTTTCGAGGACATGGACAAGTTCATAGAAACCACCAAAGATTTTCAATTAGTTCTTTAACCCTTTAATACAGAAAACGATATGCGAAGCACATTTTCACTCTTGCCCTATATCAACCGCAGCAAGGTGAAGGCTGACGGAACGACCGCCGTACTCTGCCGTATAACCATTGACGGGAAGCAGACCGCCATCAGTACGGGTATCTATTGCCGTCCGGAAGACTGGAACAGCAAGAAGAACGAGATAAAAACTATACGGGAGAACAACCGCTTACGTGAATACCTGCGGCTGACGGAGGAAGCCTACAATGAGATACTGAAATTACAAGGCGTGGTCAGCGCGGAGATATTGAAGAACCATATCACCTTGAACAACATCCATCCGACCACCCTCCTGCAAATGGGTGAATGGGAACGGGAGCGGTTGAAGAAACATTCCGAGGAAATAGACTCCACTTCTTCCTATCGGGCTTCAATGTACTACCAAAAGTACCTGACGGACTTTCTTACGTCCATCGGTAAAAAGGACATTCCTCTTGAAGAAGTGACGGAGGATTTCGGTAAGTCCTACAAAGCCCACTTGAAGAAATGCAAGAACTTCGGGGTTTCCCAGACCAACCATTGTCTGCGTTGGCTGAACCGACTGTTGTACCTTGCAGTCGATAAGGAGATTCTCCGTGTAAATCCCTGTGAGGACTTGGAGTATGAGACAAAGCCGGAAGCAAGACATAGGTACATCAGCCGTGAGGAGTTCAAGAAGATACTTTCCACGCCGATGTATGACAAGCGGATGGAATTGGCAAGACGGGCTTTCATCTTCTCGACCCTGACCGGGCTGGCGTATGCGGACATACAATTGCTGCATCCGCACCATATCGGAACGAATGCGGAGGGCAGACGCTACATCCGCATTAACCGAAAAAAGACAAAGGTGGAGGCGTTCATTCCCCTGCATCCCATAGCGGAGCGGATATTGTCGCTGTACAACACGACCGATGACGAGAAGCCCGTGTTTCCTCTTCCCAACCGTGATGCCCTATGGTTTGAGGTTCACGAGTTGGGAGTAACCATAGGGAAAGAGGAAAACTTGACCTATCATCAAAGCCGGCACAGCTTCGGAACTTTCCTGATTTCAGCGGATATACCGATTGAGAGTATCGCCAAGATGATGGGACACTCCAATATCAGGACGACACAGGGATATGCACGGATAACCGATGATAAAATCTCCAAGGACATGGACAAACTGATGGAACGGAGAAAGGAAGTATCGGCTGGCGAAAAGACAAACAGCATAGATAATCAATATCCAATCAACTCATTATGAACAGGGGAATCATAACAATCAGCGAAATGGGTGCTGTCATTATGCCGACCGCACCTGTATGGATGACCAAGTTTGAGATTGCCGACCTGTTCGGAGTGTTCTCATGTGATGTCCACAAGGCGATTCATTCCATCTACAAGAACAAGGAACTGAATGAAGCCGATACAATGCGATATATCAGACAACTGGACGGTATCAGTTATGACGTTTACAACCTTGAAATGGTCATAGCCGTTGCATTCAGAATATGCAGTAAAGAAAGTATCCTGCTCAGACGGTTTGTAATAAGTGAAATCTGCGCCATCAAGAGAGTGGCTCCGATTACATTACTTGTTTCCTATGGCAGAGGCAATAACCTATGGTATAGTTGAAGACTATTCCGTCAGTCACTCGTTCCCGATCCACAGATGCAAAGGTAGCGTATGGCTTTGACGGCAGAGGCAAGGTCAGGCGGTGATGCCGTTTCAGGCAGAATCTTCCTCAAACCTGTTTGAGTGTATTCAGCCTGAAAACCTTGTCACTGCCTGCCATACGCTTGAAGAGCATCCGGCAACGGAAACAAGCGACTGACGGAAAAATCAGGAGATAGAAAGGAACGGCTTACAGACGAAGTGGAATATTGATGCTTCATCCGTAAGCCGTTCCTTTTTTTGCCGAAAATCCATTGCTGACGCAATCACAGGGCAGACGGCAAATTGCGCTCCTTCAAGAAAATCATGTGCCTGTCAGCCGGTAGGCGGAGCGGTAGCCGTCATTCAGCATCCTTTCGATGTCGGATTCACGGTAGAGGATTTTACCGCCCAACTGGATATAGGCTATGCGCCCTTCGTTACGGTAGTCCTGAAGCGTGCGGCGGCTCACTTTCAGCCGTGCCGACACTTCCTTGTCGGTGAAAAAACGCTCGCCGCCCAGTGTCGGGCGGTAGTTGGCGGTCAGATGCTCTACATTGTCAAGCAATCGGTCAAGACTGCCCATGAAGTGGATTATCCACTCGTTGTCTTTGTTAATCAGTTCGTTCATTGCTGGGATTTAGTGGAATTATTGTTGTTACTCTATTCGGTTATCAGATTGTCCTGCCTTTGAACCTTGCTTCTTTTCTCCTGTCCTCCACGATAGAGACGATACGTTTCACATCTTCGGGACGGTAGTAGGTCTTGTGGTTTATCTGCGAGTAAGCCAATGTGCCGTTATCACGAAGCGTCTGCAATGTTCGTGGGCTGATGTTGAGCATCCGGCACACGTCCTGATTGTCCATCCACTCGCTCATTCTCTTTTCCCCGTGCCGATGGCAGATGGCATCCATACGGCGGACGAAGCGGTCGAACTTGGCGACCATCGCCTCAAAGGTCTTTCTTTCGATTGATACGATTTCCATATTGTCTTTCTTTTAGTTGGTATTGTTTCTTTTGCCGCAAAGGAATATATAATCTGCTGCTCTGCAATGGATTTGCCGAAAGTGGCAGCGTGTTGCGCCGATACGGTAGCCATTGTCCGTGGGTATCATACAGAAACGGTTCTTTTCGCATGAATGCTGTTCAAACAGAAAGGCTGACTATTTCACAATCCGCTTATTTAATAGTTCTCTATATAGTTGTGTGGTGAAACAAAGTTTTGGTCGTTTGGAGAGTGACAACATTACGTCATGAAATCATTAAATCAATGTATCATCAAATTGTCAGACAACCATTGTTTGATTTTCCTCAATACTCGTTTGGGCAGGTATTCAACAAATCCTTTTGATAAGTATTTGAATTTCTCTATTCTCATGTACTCAGATCTTTCATCTTTTGAATCATTGTTTGACTAAATAAGGAAATGATTGAACCTGCATTTCGATAAGTGGCTGCATATTGCGTCGATAGG